ATATTATCTATTAGCGTTTTCATCCTTGTTTAATTTTACAATTTGTTTGTAGTAATAAACCATAGCAAAGGAACACGATGCAATGGCAAATAATCCGGAAACAATACCCACTAAATAAGACAAACTTGTGTAAGATATAATAGCAGTTATTCCACCCATAAATAAAGAGAGTACTCCCAAAGGATGATTTTGATTATCCATTACTTTGCCTTTTGTTCGTTATAAGCCTCGATATAATCCGCATCGATAGAAGCACCAAAGGAATGGATTCCAACCGGCTGACACCAAACCTTAAAAGGTGCAAACGATTCTAATTCATCATCCTTCCAAAGAATGTCAACCGCAAACAAATCAGAAAGAACCGGTGGATTTATCATTTCCATTTGATCATTGAATACTGGTGGCTTGGTCATAATGTGACCGACCTCGACAACCGATTCGATTATTTCGTGATTATATCCTACTGATTCAACCTCGCCTAATTCAAAACTAATTTGAATTTCGGCTTTTAATTTATCCCATTGCTTGGGTTCAAATTCGTATTTTCTAAATTTCATTTTATGATTGTGATAATGTTAAACATTCTGAATCTGATAAAGCCGTTTTCCAATAAGCTAATTTTTCTACTTTGGCAGATGTAATCACTTGCCACCATTGACCAAATGCAATTGCATTTAAAGTACTTGATGTCGTTCCTCCAGTATTAGTACCAATTAAAACTCCATTTATAAATAATGAAATTTGCGAAGCAGAATATTTTGCAACCATTGTATAAGTGGATAATACATTAGGTAATGTATAATCAATATTAACTGACCCTGAAGGATATAGTAATCTAAATCTTATTCCTAAATTAGATAATTTCAAAAATTGAATCCTATTCGAATCACTACTATCTGTAATATCAAGTATTACTAAATACGTTGAGTCGTATGGAAAAATTCCTTTTAATAAAATAGTTCCTTGACTTGCATTTAATAAAGCAGAAATACTTGTTTTATTAGAAAAATCCGCATTCCTTGTAACACTTGCCGTTGTCGTAGGAATGTATGATGTTGCATAGGCTCCGGCTTCACATTGTGCACCCCATAAATAAATACCTGATGTTCCATCCCCGGTATAACCAGTAGCACCGGAAGTATCTCTTAACCAAGGAGATAAAAATTGTTCAGTTGATCCTGTACCACTATTAACTGTTCTTGAATATCTCCACCAACCATTACCATAAGATGTCATTGTTCCACTTGTTGCTACCCCAGTAGTTAAATTAATATTATCGGTATAAACCGTTGTTTTAGCTTGAATACGCATTTGAACTAATGTTCTTTCTGCTGCTTTAACAAAGATAGAAAAAGTGTAATCAGTACTGTTTGCTAATACAACAGGTTGATAAACAAAATGACCCCCACTTGCCGTATTTTCAACTAATTTATCGGCATCTGTAGTACCATCAGGAGATGTAATTGCATTTGCAGTAATTGTTGATGTGCTTAAAGTATTCCAAGGTGATGTTTGTAATTCCTCACTTCTTAGAAATAAATTTGTCCTTTGTGGCTCCATTAGCAATTTAGGACAAGTACCATCTAAATAATCAAGTCTTGGAATATTTGCGTTTACGGTTTCAATTAAACCGCTTGAATTAACCCTCGTAGCCGTGTTTCCGGTTCTTGAAAAGGTCATATCTCCAGTTCCATCACTTGGAACAATGGAATATAACTTTGATGCCTTATATCCGTTTGGCGTGACTATAAGCGACGCAGTATCTAATAATGCCATATTTCTTAAATTTTAAATGTGTTTAATGTTGTTATCAAGCACGTTGGTGCTTCAAATGTACCCGAATCAGTTGAAATTCGAGTTTGAAAATTTGCGGACATCGCATAAACTCCGCCACTAATATCTGTTTCGCCCGAATAGGATGAAAGGTGCGATTTCCCCCACGAAATTAAATTGTTCGCAGCACCTTGACCCCAACCGATTGCATTATTTCCAGCACCTTGGCCCCATCCTATGTTATTTGGCATCTTCTAATTTATTAAGGTAAACCTTTAATTTTTTAATGTTTTCATCCTTCGGCCTATAATTGCCACGAGATAAAATCAGCTTCTTTCGTTGGGTACACATCTGCGTTTGAATTTGTGTTATATTCTGGATATAATGACTGATTGAAACTCATATAATCGATGAATCGCCTAGTGTAATTTTCAGCTATTGACCGTTCTTTTTCTACTAAGAAATCAATTTCCTCTTTATTGACCGTATCACTTGTTTCTGAATTATGTTTATAAACTCCCTTATTTGAAATTGTGTAAGCTGCGAATGGTAAGTACTCCACAAGGCTCCAGTGAATTAACATTGGTTTGATGTACACGTTTGTCAAGGATAAATAATTACCCGACAAAGTTCCAGCGACTATATCATCGTTGATTTTCTTAAATAACTTTGTACCTAAATAGCTTTGAATGTGAATATCTTGGGCCACTTTAACCCATTGCAAAAAATTGTCCGTATCGATGTTGCCATTGAGTGCCGTAAATTTTACAATCTCGTCTCGACTTACAAAAAGTGCATTTGCCATAATTATTGTCCTTTTGGTAAAAATCCCTGATTTGGCATATCAATTGGCTTGGTATAAACCAACTTATTATTCGTTGGCAATATCTCGCCTTGTTTTCTTGCTTGTGCTGGTGTTATTTGCTCGCTTCCTTTTTTTCGTGGATCAGTAAAACGTTTGTATGTTTCCCGAACCCAAAAATGATGGCAAGCCCCACCACCCTTGTACAAAAATATGTCATAAGTATCTGCACCTTTTGGCCCCCATCCAGGATTTGTACTTGCTTTTTGACTCATTAATTGGATATCTTCTTTACGATATAACTTATTCAACTGTGTCATCTTAACGCAGAATGGTCGACTATTATTAGTTGTTTCACCAGAATAACGATAACGTGACATAAATAATTTCCCATCCTGACTTGAACCGATATTTGGACGTGCCACTCCAGTAGTCACAAACTCATAAACCTTCGACATCAAAGATTTTTTCGTATTATTTAACGCTTCAAGTTCAGCATCCAATTGGGCCTCCGCTTCCATATCCTCCACCACTCTTGAATCAATTAACTCCCATTCGTTCAAATCAATATCCTCGCCAAATTCTTCAAGTTCAATTTCGTCCAAATGTGCCGACAATTTTACCCCAGTTTCCTCCTCCATTGTTGCTTTATCGACAATCGGATTAAGATCAACAAATTCCAACGGTTGCAAGGTCTTAAAATAAAGATTTAAACTGATTCCATTGAAGGATAAAACTTTTTCAATGCCATCGATAAACGTATCTTGGAAATAACGAATTACCATATTATCAAATAAGGTAATAGCATTTTTTAGCTCATCCGCATTTGAACTAAATCCATTTGCCGAAGGTATTCCGAACTGCAAACCACTTACAACTCCGTGACCTAATAAAATTTTACCTTGGGCCTCTTGGCTTAAATATTCGTAGTGCTTCGGTGCATCGTTTAAAGGAATAGAATCAACCGTAGTTTTTTTCGTTTCATCATTGTTAAATGAAACTACCACTTTTTTACCTTTCGATCCGGTCAAGGTTGCAGAAACTTGTCTACTAATTAATTCCCTTTTTTCTTCATCAGGTATTCCGTTATTAAAATTTACAACGCTTGTAGGGCTGAATCCGTTTTGAACATCGTTAATAAGGTAATCGGCTATTTCCTCCTCTAATTTAGCATAAGGAATGGCTCCTATGTAATCAACATTAGAATAATACTTCTGACCAACGGTGTAATTTCCAATATAAAGGATCTCCAAAGTCTTATCGCCATAACCAAAAGCCGGAATGCGTTTAGGCTCATATTTCTTTGTGTCTGTCCAATTATCTGAATAATAGTATGCTTCAATTTCTCCTTTTTTATTACACTTCTCGGCCCTTAATAATTGCACTGGGATATGTTCCACCCGAATGATGGCATCCTTTGATTTATTGTAGATTAATTGATAAGCATATTGGCCCAACATTTTTAAATCTGCCACTCCTTTTTTTACAATATCCTTCCGAAATAGCATCATCATTTGTGCATATTCGTTCGGTTTCTTGCTTGAATCAGTAGCATCTAAACCACGGCCGTAGATCAATTTAATTACGTTATTTATAACGGCATTGTTTGTCGTTGATCCGTTGTATCGATCAATTAAGAACTGAAAGAAATTGTTATCTTCCCCGAATCCAACCCACGCATCACGATTGTTTTCCGTCATCTTAGGGGCTGAATAAGCCTCTAACTGAACAAAATGTAAGCCACTATCTTGTTTCCTCCTATTCATAGAAAATTATATTTGCCGAATTTTGTACATATTCGTCTTTATTTATGCTGTAATCGTCGATTACTTGATTTGTGACAAATACCTTGTCCAAGTGTATCAAAGTAGTTGTATGGGCAAATGATTCGTAAAACGTGTACAAACACGATTCAGCTTCATACGTTCCGCCATCAGCCACAACCCTCGACGCAAAATTATCAATATTCGTTTTATCAGAATTTTCGTTGATCGTCAAAGTATAAAAATGCCCTTCCTCTAAATCAAGAATTTCCGAAAATTTACTATAAAATGATTCACTTGTGCAATCAATATAATATTGATTTTGCACGTTTGTAGTTTCGTTTCTCAATAATAATTCGTTCGGCCTTCCAATCCGTGTCGGAATGAATTTAATTTCTTGGGCCGTTGCTATCTGCTTTAAAAGAATCATATACTATAAACCGAAAAAACTGATTTTGTTTTATAATGGAAAAGCCGGGAACTCTGCCCGGCCTTCCAACTTCTTAACTAAACCTAAAATTAGGTTCCAACCGTAATCGTAACACCCGCAGTTGTCAATGATGTTGTAATGATGTTTGCCGGAACCGGTTCTTCTCCAACCAAAGTCAAAGTAAAACCCGACATATCGCCCATCGCTGCACCCGTAACAATTGAACCGCCCGTTACTTCCATACCGTTTTTTAATCCAGCATAAAAGAAATTTCCGTTGTTATCTTCGATGATAACCTGGGGCCGTGTGTAGGCTAACAATTTGATTTGCTTTAAATCTTTTTTCGTGATTCCTTTTAAGGATAAATTAAGCGTTTGCGTGAAGAAAGTTGTACCATTTGCACGGGATGAATTGATTGTTTGCTCAAATGAACTCGAACCCTTCAAATCGTATTTGTAACCAATTGGAGTGCCAGCAATTGCCGTTATCGCATCCGTATCCGTTGCATCGTAGGTGACAGTCGTTGCGTCACCTTCGTTCATAATGTACACCGCTTTCAATCCACCGACGCTTGTTTTGCAAGGCTCTAACCGTCCTAAACTAATATCGCAAGGCATATTGAATTTATTTAAATGTGAAAAATAAGCACCCCGAATTAACGAGGTGCTTTAAACTAATTAATTTGCAGAATTTGTGATTCCGTATGTAACGATGTCGGAAGCAAATCCGTACTGAACTCCAGCCGTTAGACGCATAACTACACGAACGTTTTGTGATCCGTCCATAGGGCCCATATCAATTACTTGAACTTCAGCCAAATCAGATAATAAATCAGTACCAAAATAAAGATTTGATTTAGTTGTAGCGATTGCCTTAGTTGAAGCCAAACCATCAGCAACGAAAATTTTGATACCATCAAAAGTCAAACTTCCGTTGTTGTACCATTGAGTTCCCATTGCGTTTGTACCATTAGAACCTAAGCCCGAAGAACCGAAACCACCAAGAGCACGAATATATGAACGTGCAATTGATTGTGAAACGTAGATATAAAGATCATCTTTAGTGTACAATGAAGCAGGAACAGCATCAGCAATTTTACCAAGTTCGGTAATTACGTTTGAAGCAGTTACCGTAGTTCCCGCAACTTCTTGTGCAGAAGGCAATAAAGCATCCGCAGCGATCAAAGTAGTGATACCGTTGAACTCGCCAGCGTTAGCCGTTACACCTTCCCAAATGTTAGTCTCGTTCTTTGCAGCAACTTTCGCAGCAACGTGAGCAACTAAAAACTCTTGAAATGATTTAGGTAATACTTTGAAGGCTGAAAATCCTTGTTCTGCACCTAACCAATCAGAAACAAAATCTTTTTTACACAATTGTAAATTCACTTGGAACTCCTCCGGTGCTAAAACTTTTTCAGTTAATGTAATTGTCGATGTTGCATCGAAATCACAAGTCGCATCCTTTAAGATTGCATCCGTAGCCAATCGCTTAATAACTTGCTTGTAATTTATATTCGGTTTCACCTCAATACCACCACGATCGATAGTAGGGGATGACAATAATGATGCCGCAATAATCTTATTTGCGTATTGACCGGCATACGTGGTGGTTAAACTTGTTGTAGTCGCCATTTTTTTTTACTTAATTTAAATTGTTATGAAAATATTTTTGTAAACACGCTATCAAGGATCGTTTCGGGACGATTTTGTCCGTATGCGAATCCTTGTACTTTTTCTTCAGCTTCCGGATTTGGAACAATTGGTTCGGCCCCTTCTTCTTGGCTATTTAATTTTACTTCTAATGCTTGTTTTTCCGCTTTAACTGATTCCAATTCCGCTTTAACTGATTTTAATTCCTCAATTTGTGCTGAAAATTCAACTTTTAACTTCTCGATTTCTGCAAAAAATGTTTCTTTGCTAACCGATTCCACCACTCTTTTTGGTTGTGGTGCTTGGCTATCAGCCTCCACCGTTACATTTACGGGGGCTTCCGGTGCTTCCGGTGCTTCTGCTGGCATTGCGTCTTTAACTTCTGCAATTATTCCTTCAACTGCCACCACTAAGATTTTTCCATCTTCCAAAGTGTATTCGCCTACTGGTAACGGCACAATTCCGTCAGCCGTTACGATTCCGATTGAATAATCAGGCTCAAATGCTTCAGCTTCAACGATGGTGATTCCATCCTCTAACTTCATTTGTGCCAAATTAACTTGGAAACCTAATGCGGCTTTAATCAAGTTTTTTTTGCTTTTGTATTCCATTTTTATTTTTATTTAATTACTTGTTCTTACAATCGTTCTCGGCTCATTCGTATTAGTAACACTTGAAACCGCTTGACTAACTAAGGCCCCAACACCTTGCGAGATCACTTCGCCATCGCAACAATCAACCGAATATGTTTCGTCTTTGCAAAGACATCCACGCTTGCCACCTTTTGGACTTGAATAACTATTTTTCGCCATCTTCTAAAATATTTAAAATGTGTTCTACTAAATCTTCGTCATTAATTTGGGGCAATAATTCCAAACTCAATTTATCCGCAAAATATCCTTCAATTGAAAAACCTTTTACTTCTCCGCTTTTTGCCTTTTTCCACATTTCCTCATTGTCGGCCTTCATTGATACCATCCAAGTTCCCTTTGGTAAATCAAATCCGTAGGCTTTCGACTTGTCCATTTCGGGATTGGTAATGATCCACGATTCAACCAAAGACATACCTTCCACTTTCGTTTTGTGGTGTAGTGTGGCATTTGATTGATTGCCAGCCTTTAAATACATTTGGCTCGCTTGTTCTACGGTTGCCTCAGAGAAATAGACCTGATATTTTAAATCTCCTTCCTTTCTGAAAATCATTTTATTTGGAATCAATGCCGGGCCCATTAATATGTGCTTTTCGCCATCAACTTCCGCCAAATTCATTTCGTACTCTTTTGCCAATGTGATGAAATTACTTTCAATCGCTGGTTTTTCAACCAACGAAATCGCCTCGATTCCATCCATATCGTTTTCGATAATCAATTCGATTATTTTCATATCCAATAAACCTTTAAAATTTGTTTTGTTATATTTTCGTTTAGCCTAATGTTGCAGCACTTACCCGATTCCGATCTAATGCTTGTTGACTTGTTACATCACTAGCCACCACATAGGCCCTTACTGGTGGCATTTCCCCACCTAACGACTGTGCAATTTGATTAACTGGACTAACTCCAACGACGTTAAATGTTGGGGCTTTAGAATAGCTTGCAGTCATTTGTTGATTGCCAAAAGACATTTGTCCACCCGTTGCCGTTCCTGAATTAATATCCTGAATACCTTTAACACCAGCCGAAATAGCCGCCCCAGCAGCCGCCACATCTCCAGCCAAACCAATCCAAGCCAATGGACTTGTAACACCTCCGTTTTTTGTGAAATTAATTTGAGCTGCCATTATAATTTTTGCAACTGCCGCCGATTGTTCCAAAATAATTCCAGCAATTGCCAATTCTTTATTTTCTCCAGCAAGTTGTCTAATGCCTTGCCCGATTCTCATTATATTATCCGAATAAGCCTCTTGGATTCTTGCTTTTGTTTCGGCTTCGGTCAATGCTACCTTTTTGCGTTCCTCTGCTTGCTCTTTTGCATCTGCCGTAATATTTGCTTCATAGGTTGCAATGGCCCTCTGCCTTGCATCGTATTCATCCATTAACATTTGACCTTGTTCAGCCATTCTCTGCTGATCATCGTCAATGGATTTTTCATAGGCTTTCATTTGTCGATCACCTTCGATTTGAAGATTTTCGTTTTCAATGTCTGCCCGTTTTTTTATTTCTGCTTGTCTTTCCTTTTCGGCCTCCTCTCTTTGTTTTTTACGTTTGTCCAATTCCTCTTTTTCGGTTTTGGTCAATTCCTTAGAACCATCTTGAAAACGCTTGATTGATTCGTCGTAATTTTTACCAAAGTCATTAACCGAAGATTTCGCATCCTTCCAGGCACCCGAAAAATCGCCTTTGATAAATTTTAAAACTGAACTACCCAAACTTCCCAACGATTGAATGACTGCCGTTACTGATCCGTAGACCGTTTGCATTGCTTTTGAAACCAATGGCAATGCACTAATAGCAAAATCGACCAAAGTATTAAACAAAGGTTCAATGGCAGAAAATACCCCGTTGAAAATCTTTTCTAATCCTAAAAATAATGGTTGTAGTTTTTTAGTCGCTTTTTCTGAATCATTGAACGCTGCAACTAATCCACCAACCAAAGAAACAAGCAAACCGATTCCCGTGGCTTTTAATGCTCCGCTAAATGATTGTGTTGCGACCTTGGCACTATTTAAGGCCGTTCCTAATGTACCAATCGGGCCCCCAGCACTTGCCAAAGAATCCACCCAATCGGACGAAACATTTTTAGCCGACTTAATTTTGTCCTCTAAATCATCAATTTGATTGTAGAGATTTTTAAACGCTTCTGTACCGACTTCGGTGTCCTTTAATTGCTTCTTTAATTTCTTTAACTCGGCAATTGATCCCTCAACGTTATTTTTTACGTTTAAATTTACTTCGACATCTTTCGCCATTTGGATATTCTTTTTATTTGTTTAATTCCCTTGTGTAATGTGGTCGGAATCTCATTCCTTCCTTTTGCTATTTCAATTAATTCAGATTGATTATAGTGGTCAATCGTCATCAATAAACTAATTACCTGCTTTATCATATTATAAACCTTTTAATCTTACAACCGTTGTATAATTTCCCCACACATCAATATCAAATTGTTGATTTGATTTGGCTGGTAATCGAACTGTAAATGTGTCCTTTGTGTAACCGTTATTGAATGGATTTGTCATTATTAGTAACGCTTCCGTTCCATCTGCTGAAACCTTATAAGCCGAAATAGGTCTTTGCTGATTGTATAGCATTACTGGTAAATTTGTCGTGTCTGCGTCCGTGTTTGATGTCCACGTTGTCGAATCAATTTTCAATTCAGGCTTTAGCCACGGAGTATCGGCCCCAACGATGTCGGCATTTTGCATAACTTGCCAGTAACCAATATGATACCAATCATATGATCCGTTATCAATGATTCTTAGATCACCGAAACGGTATGCACCGGCAGTAAATTCAGCGTTATATTTGTTGAACTCTCCACCTTGGGCCTCATTATTTCCCCAAATATAAAGTCCGTCCATATAAGCAAAAGACCAAACGGCTAAAGATTGATTATGTGATGGAGGATTATTAGGTCTATAATTTATAAATCCGGTTCCCGATAAATAACCTTTTCTTTCACTTCCGAAATCAGAACCCCCAATATTTTCCATTTGTTGCCACGAATAGCCACAAACTTTTTTATCCTTTGCACTTTCAGTTCCTAAAATTTGTTGAATCAATTTTTTTGAAATATCGTAGGAATGAACTGCGTTATATAAATACCATTTGTTTACGACGGCCTTTAAATAATCAGTCACAAAAAATATTGAATAGCAATTTATCGCACCTTCGTAGAATGCGTGATAATTAGTCATTGAAGATTTAGACCGAGTACCGTCTATAAAATATTCTTTATAGTCTTTATACAAATCCGTGCTTTTAACCGTTGCAATCGATTCCGATGGGGCAACGTATCGCCATCCAGCCGTGCCACTTCCTTCCAAACCTACCGTATAAATTCCTTCCGCATAATTGCTAAATGTTGGAATTACTCCACCAATTGCCGACCAATTTTGTGCAATCGAATAAGATTTACAATTGTTCCATATTGAATACGTTGACTGACCGGCTAACAAATCACCCCTTCCGGCACCGGCTAGATACTCAAAATCGAATTGGATATGTTTACCGTGTGCCCGATTTCTTGCTGAATTTGCATCCGTGTTTGGGTTAAACATCTGAAGCATCCTATTTGCTGGCGATTGATCTACGTAATTAGTTCCCACACCCGGAACCGTTGTCCATTGGTAAGGATTAATAGTTCCGTAGGATACCGTGATTATTCCATTACTAAAAACCCAAGTACTCCTATCTCCCGAATCCGTAATTAACAATGATTGAAGCATCGCCACGCAGTATGATGTATCAGTCATTCCCGTGTCAATGGTTCGGCCTAAAACAAACTGAACTGCTCCCCTAATCCACGAATCATAGTCATAAATATGGTAATTAGCGTAATCCGTTAATGTATAAATGTTGTCCGTTGGATCGTGCGGACTATCATAGGTCATATAATAGTTGGAATTGGAAGGAGAACCGTATAAGGTGTCTTTGAAATAACCAACATTGACCAATGAATAACCTTTATTTTTTGCCGTTTGATTTCGGTAAGTTCGTTTTGAAACCCCATCTGATCCGCTTCCTTTTTCTATAAAATCAAAAAGAAAGGCTTGCTTTGTCATAAACTCCTTATTCCTTCCATACCTATCTGCAATCGGCAAGCAATTAGGTAAACGTTTTAAAAACGATGGATATTCAGCAGAGTATAACGGGATAAAATAATCAGGTCTAAAATAATAGTTTACTTTGCCAGCACTTAAAACACGGTTTATATCTTGCTTTATATGAATGATTGCAGAAATAGTATTCCCACTTAAAAAGCCTGCCGTTGTGCTTCCTCCTTGCGTATTCTGATACCACTCGCCCGTCATTAATCGAAGGTCATATCCTTTCATCGCTGAAACATCGATATTTGTTAGGGCCGTTGAAACTATTTCGCCTTGATCAATTACCCATTTTTTCGAATGTGCATAACTTCGTGAACTCCAATAAGCATCCGTAACTAAATAAGTAGTGGCATTAATTGACAAGTTTGTACCTACGTTTCCGGAATCATTATTGTCATTTGGAACAAATTCGCCCGTCGCATAATAAGCAATATAATCATCCACCCAACTTGAATCTGCACTTGCCTCGATTAATTCGGTTTTTGTTCCACTAATCTTTCCATCACTTCCCAATGTAACGTAATACGTTTTGTATTGTGTTGGAATAACGTAATTTCCAGCACTCGCCAAAATAGTCTTTGCCGTATTCGTGTAAAATATGGTTGTCGAATCCAAAAGGTTATTATTCGCATATAAAATTTGTGAATCCTCCGCCGTTTCGGGATTGCTCAATTTAGTTCGTGCGTCACTTATGCTAGAAAATGCCATATTATTTTAGTGTGTAAAAAGTAAATGTTTCAACTGCCGGAGGTATGCTTGAACAAGTTCCCCAGGTTGTTATAAGTCCGCTTGAATTAATTTGTACCCAGGTTCCATCGTTACAATGGTAAACGTAATTATTGCCAACAAAAGGAATTAATATACCCGTATTATTGCTATAAACAACGACATTCGTGTACAATGGTGTCGCTTCTCCGTAGATCGGCAATGAATAATCAGTAATTGGGCAAGCCTCCACCGATGAAGCTGAATTTGCATTCGTTACACTAAACAAATTTAAAGTCGGGGTTGGTGCCGATCCACAAGAACCAAAATTAGAAGCAATACCAACAGTATTAATTTGAACATATTTATTTAAGTTAGTTTTGAAATAATAGTTTCCACCATTAAATAAGGCCCCTGCACTTGTATAGAATGTCGAATTACTTTCAAAGGTCGGATTCGTTCCGTAAATCGTTAATGGATATGTCGATTCAGCACACGCACTTGTGTAGTTTGCAGAATTGTTATTACTAACCAAGAAAGAATAGTAACTCGTCGGATCAGGAACCGTTGAAGCCACACGGAAATCATTAAGCAATTCCAAATCAACTTCGCCAGTAGTCAAATCCGTTGTGAATTGGTTTATGATGTACCTTTTATCGCGAATAATCAAACGATCATTCAGCTTCAAGGCATTCAGTAAACTAATTGGAAAAACTGCCTTTAATTTCAAAATTCTTGCCTTGTCCGTAAAGATATTGGCCAAATAATTCAGGTAATAATTGTTAAATAAAGACCTTGTTTCAATGGCATCCGTAAAGGTACTTTGTTGGGCCCCGAAATTAATCGTATTTACTTGACCGCTAACGAGAGTATCTTGTCCAAAAAGATTATAGGTAGTAACATTAGTAGTAGAACTCCCATCGTTAAAATGAAAATCGCAACTTTGAATTGAATTATAGTCATAAAGAATTACGGGCTTAGGAATGTATTGATTTAGGTCGTGTTTTAAAGAATAACCAACTTGTAAAGTCGTTCCAGTGAACTTCTGAAATGGCATATTTTCAAATGGCAAACTAACCTCGAACTCCTCGCCATCGTTATTCAAACTATATTTCAAATCTCCATAGGGAACCGCAGAACGTGAAAGGTATTCCGTTGCCAAAATATTCTCACATTTTTCATATTGAAACGTGATTGCCTTGTATGGTTTTACTCGTTCAATGTTTATTTCATCCGAAATAACATATTTTGAAACATCTCGAATAGTTCCGTTTGAATACCAATTTTCAATCTGCTCTACCTGATAAACTCCATCCGAAACCGAAAAACAAGTCAGATTAAACATCTTTAAGATTCCCGAAAAGAAATCCTCCGCCTTCATATCAGGCATATAATCAGCCACGTTTAAAGTCGTAGTTGTTGTCTGACTTGTACCCGTGCAAGTAACATCGCTAACAATGTTCGTAGTTACCGAATCCCTTGTTTCAAACTCATAAACGGATGTGTAAGTGACTGCGGAGGCCGACGAAATGTAAAACGTATAAACCCCTGAATCTTCCAACGGTGCTGACAATGTCATTTGGCTTGTCTGCGTTAAATAACTTTGCTCGCTTAATTTAATTCCGTTTTTATAAACGTATAAATAGAACTCCGTTCCCGATGTCGTGAAAGTCAATTTTATATTTGACTTACTTAAGTATGCTGGACTTTCGGGCTTTACATAATCTAAGTGATCAGGATTTGAACCACCAACTACAAAAATACCTTGCGTTCCAACTGTACTCGTGTTAGTTTGGAAATTGATTCTTTGTGGTGTTTGTTTTAAAACGAATGTATCAGTATTTTTTAGCCACAAAAAAGCATTTTTATACTTGTCAGAATTTAGAAAGTTATCACTTGAATTACCTTGAATTGTGATCCCTAAACCCGACGCAATAGAATCCACAATCTTACTTACTCGCATTGCTGGGAATAAATCGTGATGATGAATAGGATGTGTATTTTTTGAAATATCCCAATCTGACTTTAATCCTCCATTCGTGTCATAAGTCCAATTGTAATCCGATGTAATCA